ATCTCACCGTACGTACCGCTTGCTGGCGGATTAGTTACGGTAACGGTGGTTACATTCTCTGATAGCGTGTGCTGTTGCGCGTTGCCGGCTGAGTAGTCTATGGTGAGCGTACCGCTAGCCACAACTGCAGTGGCCAATGTCATACCGTAATCTTTCAGCACAGGCCGCGTTATTAACTTGTCATTTACAAGGAACTCTGTGGTGTCGAAGCTGTACGCATTGGCACCTCCCAGCACTGCAACGAGAGCATCGGTTACCCACCCCCAACCGGTGTCTAACTCTGCTTGGTTTGAAATAAGAGTTGGGTTAGTGGCCGAGGACGCCTCGTTGAGAATTGCTGGCCCCGCTGCGTTAGCACCATGAAAACCTCCGGCATCACCCATTGTGGTTGTCCATGTGAACTGAGGTGTTCCACCCAGTTGCCAGTCCATCACACCAGCAACACCCGATCCGGCTGGGATTGTTTGATTGATTTGAATGTCTCCGGCGTTACCGGTAGATGCCCCACCAGTGCCCGCAGCTATAATGGTTGCTCCGCCAGCACCGGTACTATTTCCAGAGCCACCTTGAACCGTTGCGGATCCTCCTGGTCCTGTGGCGACACCCGTTCCTCCCGACATTGATGCCGCACCACCTGCGTTAGCACCACCTCCGCCACCGGCGATGATTCTTACTCTGCCGCCAGTACCGTTACCGGCTGCAGTACCACCGTCGATATCTAAGTTTCCGCCAGCACCGTTTACACTGCCGCCAGCTCCGGCTGTAAGGATTAAGGTCCCACCGGTTCCATTTGCTCCGGCTGTGCCGGCGTTAAGATTAAGGGCGCCTCCAGCCCCGGATGTGTTACCAGCGCCGGATGTTATTGTAATGGGTGCCCCAGCCGTTGTTGCAACGTTGGAGGTGCCCAGTGAAGTGGTCCAGCCGGACGAAGCCAGCGTCATAATGTTTGGCACGGCACCGTATCCGGTTGGAGTAGCGCCCGTATCGAATCGAATTATGTCCTCGTCTGCAGCCTCTTCAACCTGGATCAAAGTGTCGCCGTCTGCGTCTGCTAGGGATGTGCCACCAGCCGCTGCAGCCCAGTATCCGGTTCCGTCTGTAGACGATGCAGTCCAGACTTCTCCCGAGACTGAAGCTATGCCGGTCTTAAGAAACTTGAAGTCTCCCTGTGTGCCACCAGCCGAACCTATTAGTAGTGAGAGGTCTCCGCTGTTCCCAGATACAGCTCCACCATTGGCCACAGAGATTGTTACGTTACCAGTACTTGAACCTGTTCCACCTGCAGCACCACTGTCAATGAGCACGGCGCCACTGGTTCCACTTGTTATTCCACTTACACCGCCAGCTATTGAGGCGGCACCACCATTACCAGTTGACGTCCCGGTTCCAGCCGCGCCACCTGTAATGCTTGTGGCGCCACCGTTAAAGGCGCTGTTGGTCGTGGCTCGGCCACCTACGAGTGATACGGCACCACCAGTCGAACCAGTCGATCCACCTGCACCGCCAGTAAGGAGAATTAATCCTCCGTCTCCAGCCCCGTTACCGGTGCCAGCAAGAAGCGTTACGTCACCACCTATGTTTCCACCGCCACCAGCATTAGCTGCATTTATTGTTATGTTACCGGGGTTGCCTGCAGCCGTTGCGGTACATGATATTACAGTGTCACCACCAGCAAACGACGTCAGGTTCATTGTGGTCGCGACTGTCGATGTAGTGTGGTCTGCGGATATGGTGTTGTTAGTAATTCTAGTTCCGGCTAGAGCAGTGCCGCGAATGTACAGGGAGTCCAGTAGCGGAACGATCTCTATGGCGCCTTCACTGTCTCCCGCACCTGCTCCTAACTGTACGGACAGTTTGAGACGACCAGCGACACCAGCGCTGCCGTCATCGCCTGGTTGAACTCGGAAATACTTAAGACCGTTACCTGCGCTGGCTAAGAAGTCTGCAACTCTTTGTCCAGCACCAATAAGTGTAACCGTGCTAGCTGCGGACTTACCTACACCAGTTGTTAGCTCGCCGCGATCTGGTATCAGCGTTGGATTGCCGAACGCTGCCACCTCGTTGACCATAGCCGGACCAGCTGCATTGACACCGTGAAATCCTGTGGCAGTACCAAGACCATCAAGCTCGAATGCTAAAACTCCACCGCGATTAAATAGGATATCTCCGACATTGCCACCGGGCGCAGTTCCAGTGTTGATTGTGACTGTTCCGCTGTTGTCATTGGCAGATGTCCCGGTTTGAATTGTTATGTTGCCACTATTGCCTCCAGTTGCAATCCCACCGTCGCCGGACTGTATGTTGACGTTGCCACCGGCACCATTTCCACCGCTGTTACCAGCGTCAAGTATGAGGTTTCCTCCGACACCAGATGCACCGCCAGTACCTGCAGTGAGAGTAAAACCACCGCCTGCGCCAGACGTATTACCAGTACCAGCTGTCATCACAATGGCTGCACCAGTCGTTGCCGCAAGGTTGGCCGAGCCCATGAGCGTTGTCCAACCGGACGAAGCTAAGGTCATGATGTTTGATATAGCACCGTAACCGGTTGGCGTGGGGCCTACGTCGAATCGAATTATGTCCTCGTCGGCAGACTCTTCAACCTGGATCAGGGTGTCGCCGTCTGCGTCCGATAGAACCGCAGCGGCAGAAACAGTACCCCAGTAGCCTGTACCGTCTGTGCCAGAAGCAATCCAGTGTTGTCCTGCAACTGATGCTACTCCGGTCTTTAGAAATTTGAACGCACCCTGAGTGCCGCCAGCCGTACCAATTGTAAGTAATAGGTCTCCGCTGTTTCCAGACGTCGCTCCAGCGGTACCAACAGCAAGTGTTGCGTTGCCACTGTTTGCGCCGACTGTGTTGCCAGCGCCACTGGTGATAGAAATAAGTCCGCCCGCTCCACTTGAGATGCCACCTAATCCGGCCGTTACTGTTACATCGCCGCCGCCACCTGTTGACGACCCGCCACCGGCTGCGCCGGCTGTAATCAATACGGCTCCACCCTTACCGGATCCACCAGTTGCGGCTTGGCCGCCTACAAGGCTTGCAGATCCACCAGGTAATGCAGCACCGTTTGGTCGGCCTCCCGTGGCTGATATCAGTCCGGCTGAACCACCGCCTGCGCCTGTTCCACCCACAAGAATTGTAGAGCCCCCATCTCCACCGGCTCCGCCAAGGCCAGCGGTTATTCTTACTGAGCCACCGTCACCGGCTGTTGCTCCACCAACGCCGGCATCAAAATCTAAGTCTCCCCCGGCTCCCGTCGTGTTACCTGTACCAGCTAAGATCTTTACCTCACCACCTATGTTAGCAGGACCAGCCAAACCTCCAAGCAACTGAACATCACCGGGCGCACCTACGGTGCCGGCACCGCTGGTAAGTATGATGTTTCCACCATCTCCACTTGTAAGGCCGCCTCGACCTGCTGTGAGCGTGACGTTACCGCCATCACCCAGGATATCGCCTCCTACTCCACCAGCTATAGTGACAGGCCCGCCATCGAACGCTGTTGCAAGCGCGTTAAGTGTTCCACCGGTTATGTTGACTGCGCCCCCTGTAGCCTGGTCTACATCACTACCTGCTCCACCCCTGATGTTGACAACACCTGACGCGCCGTTGTTATTTGATAACCCAGCGTCGAGATTAACATCTCCGCCAGCCCCGTTTAAGCTCGATCCTGGTCCGGCTACGAGTAGAACGTTGCCGCCCTTGGTGGCCGCAGGTGCGGGTGTGCGTCCTATAAGTCCAACGTCACCGGTTGCCGTTCCGAACAAGCCTGCGTCGACGAAAGCTCTGTTTGGAATGATAACTGGGTTGGTGGCGCTCGTAGCCTCCTGCATGATGATAGGACCGGCAGCATCCGACCAACTAAGGTTACCGGTCACCCTGTTGGCGCCCTGTCCGTTGTCGCCCTGTCTCTGTATGAACTCATCGATAGCTATCTTAGGTATACGTTGTTCCACTAGCGTTCCTGCAGCGAACGCCTTTGCGACACCGCCTTGGACTGCATCTACATTCCTGACAATGTTACTCAGAACGTTTGCGACGTTGCTAGTGTAGCTGAAGACTTCTAGAGCACCAGTACCGGCATCGCGCAACGTGGCGTAAGCAATCTCGTCGGTACCAGGCACAGCCATCTGAGCCCCACTGGCCACAGTGAACGTTGTTACAGACGTGTTGATACCTATCGATAACGTCGTTTCGACATTGTTTCTGAAAATTGTGTGGGCCATTAATTTATACTCATTACGTTGACTTGTGGTCCGTTAATAAAACCTGGCGAATCAATGTTGACGGCACTAAGAGCTGAATCCTGCACGATAGATGTTGCAACCATGTCTCGCACCTGCATGCACGCAACGGTGGACCGCGCCTGAACATCGGCGAACATAGCCCTGAACACCCTGAAGGCGTCAATGTTTCGGAACTGTAGGAAACGTCGAAACGCCATCTACCTTGACCTTATTTCGAGCTGGTCTCTGTCGAACACGGTCTCTTTGCCGGTGTCGAATCTAACCAGGTACTCCAGGTCATAGCAGCCCGGATTTTCCCAAACGAGAGTTGGATGTACGAATGTAAACTGCCCGCCCGTGCCACCACCTATGATCGTTCCTACTGCGGTGTCGAACTGCTTGATGGCGTTAAGCTGTCCCGCTCCGTCATCTGAGAGAACGACTGCAGTGCCACCCTCGCTCGCGCTCACCTGAAACGTGTCGTCTGTCGCGGTAATGACGTAGTATAAGGTGTCCTCGGATAGACCCTGTGGTATCGTTGTCTGGGGGCTGAAGCGCACTCTATCGTCGTCAACTAGCTTGTGATCTACCTTTGTAAATAAGTCGGTCGCGTTGGCGACAGCGATGTCAGTGAGCTGGAAGTCAGCCTGAAAGTAATCGATACGCACACCTTGAACGTTTACCGAGATGTCGACCACATCCCATGTATCGGGATCGGCCGGGTCTGAGTCTACGGTGTTCCTGTCCTTTAGCGTTACCTGGATCAGAGGGAAGCGATCTCCCGTTACGTGCTTTAGAGTGTTGCTCACGATCCTAGTCTCCTAAATTTGGTTCTGTTGTCTGATGTGTTTGTCAGCCGCCATGCCTTACTGATGCCGCGCTTGAACTTTAATTCTCTCTGAGCAGATGCCCGCTCATTGAACCACGGTGTATTAGGTATCGACAGAAGGAGTGCTGCGGCGCCTGCACCTATTACCTCGGCGTACTCTTGATAGATAAGGTCGATGGTCTCGAACGCCTCCTGACTCGGATAAAGGACTGCCGTATACTTAACTCCGTTGGGGTAAGCTATCTCTGGGACTGATGCGATGAAGACGTGCTCTCGATCCTCGCAGATGCCCCAGTTGGTGAACTCAGCGCGGGGATTGGTCGAATCGCGCCAGTTATTCGAAATGTAATCCATGTCTGTTTTCGTCATCTTGAACGAGTACCTGTCGGCGTAGATATCTGGGTCTCTGTTCTCTATGCGCCTAGCGAATGCGATCACGTCCTGCAGCCTGGAGTTCTCTGGGAGAGCCAGCTTATAATCGCGCTGGTTTGGGGCGAGGGTTAGAAACTTGTCTTGGATCTGCCAGATCATTGTCTTCTTACAGAACTCACGTATGGCATCGCCTATGGCCTGCCTTACAATTGGCAAGCCGATTGTTGGAACATCGAGTCTGACTTGGCGGAAGAATTCGTCGTAAGATCTCATTACTTATTCTCCTCCATCTTCTGTACGACGCTCCGTAGAGATTCTAGCTTTAACCCGACTAGCGTTCCGGCGCTCTGCATGTGCTGCTGCGATCTCTGAGCAGAGGCGACAGAAGTTTCCTTTCTGAACATTTCGTAGAACAACCACTCCTTGATGAAGGGCTCATACTTCTCATCGATAACAACGGCCGTGTACTTGTTCGTTAGGTTGACGGTGTGAACACCTGTCCCATCGTCTGTGATGTCCACCGCAGCACCACCGGATGTCAGTGACACCTCGAAGCTTACCGTTGCAATGGCGTTGATAACGAAGTAGTCGGTCAACAGAGCCAGTCCAGCCGGCAGTGTGGTCGTGGTCGTGAATGCAACGCGGTCGCCGTTAACAAGCGTGTGACCTGTTAGATCAATAGCGTCGTCGGTGGCGAAGTCTGTGGTAACAATGCCTTGGTCGGTGCGGTTGATTTTCGTCGGATAGCTGACCGTAGTCAGCTCGACGAAGTGCTCGGAGCCTGACTGGTCTTTAGCGGGTGGGAATACATAGAAGACCGTTAAGCTCTTCTCTGGGTCGTAGGAATAGTGTTCTGTGAAGTTTTTGCCGGTGCCCTTATGCCAGTGCTGCATCAACATGTCAAACTGCCACCGGTCAACCTTTGTGATGACCTTGCCCTCTTCGACCCCTGTCGCGCCCATGTTGCGCGCCATATCTAGAAGCATACTGTCACCAGCTGGTATAGTTTGCTTGGATCCAGCCGCGAGTCGTGACGCGAACGAGGACGAGAAGGAGTTGGGGCGTGCGAATGCTAGGACGTACGTTGAGTTGCTCCAGTACTCGAACATATCAACCTCGGCCCAAGTGACACCTGCAGCATCCTGTAGGTGTCTCTGGCACTCGCTGATCACCGTGTTGGGTGTGATGGCCATGACTACTTCGCTAGCTTAGCTTTGAATGCTTCGTACTCGTCTCTGGCTGTCTGCAGCTTTGCTTCTTGATCGGCTACCTGCTTCTTGAGTTCTTGAACGTTGTCGATGAGTGCGTTCATCTCCGTGTTCATATCGTCTCTGGCAGTGTTCATAGCCTCGGCGACTTGCGCCTTGCCCTCGTCGGTCATCCGAACCATATCGTCGCGCTCGTCGTTATACTCTGATCTGCGTGCAGCCAGGTCTGCGTCCATCTGATCCATTGCGTCCTTGTGCTCGGCTTGCTTGTCCTTTAACTGATCGTCGAGCCTAACCATCTCAGTGTTGTTGTACTCTCGAACTTGAGCCAGCTCTCTGACCGCGAGACTCGATGTCTCCATAGCTTGGTCGCGCTCGTTATGCAGCCGTGTGACCTCTGCCTCAAGATCGGGAAGATGCTCGATGGCTTCTAGCATGACCTCCATGGTGTTGAACTCGGCTCGACGCTCTCGTATTAGCTTCTGCAAGCCACCCTTTAGTTGTGATAATTCTGACATGGTTTTCTCCTAGTCCTGTGTGAAGCCGAGCTTAAACTTAAGGTCGGTAGCACCTGCGTATGTCGGAGTGGTTGCCGAGCGCAGGATGCCCGCCACCCACAAGCTTGTGCTGTCGGGATCGAGCGCTATCTGCTGCGCCAACCCTTCCAGTGCGTAATACTTGTTGTCGGTGAGATCGATGGGAACGATGACCGTTACATCCGTGCCATCGAAGTCGACAACGGTCGCAATCTCCTGTGACTCCGCGTCCGTCAGTGCGCCGAACGCAACGTTGAACGCATCGATGACGACGTTGGTCCTGAAGAAGATCAACTGGATTTGCGTATCCGGTTCGTCATCCACGTCTACCATGTGGATCGAGTTGAGGGACACGTTAGCGCCCTTAACACGTCCAACACCAGTGATCTCGGTCGTGATAAAGAGCACGTCGTTCTGTGCATATACGTTGCCGAAATCGAGTGCTGGCTCGAAGTCGATTGATTTAAGTAAGCCTGTTCCTGCCGCCATTTTACTTTACCTCGCCTTTGACAATGTTTCTGTGTTTATGAAGTGAACCGTGGATACTCCACAGGCCCCTGATCTTTCTTTTTACAGCCGCAACAACAGCCAACCCGGTGCTCCAGTAGTTGGGATGGTAGTACTTCGCGCTGTAGTACTTCTCGTGGAAGTAAGCCACTAGCTGCCGTCCAGTGTCCGACCTGTTCGACCGTCAGACGTTGTGGTGGCATCGATACGATCCTTGGTGTTTGCCAGGTCACGGTATTTCGGTGTGTCCGCGTCGTGACCGGATGACAGCCCTGCCAGTGCTGCCAGGAAGATACGCATGAACCACGAGTGATCGTTTCCACCCTCGATGGATTTAAGCTCGGTGTGAACCTCGGTGAGCTTGGTGTCTTGCGCCGCGCTCAGCCCGGATCCTGTTGAGATCTGGATCAGGCCGGCAGAGTTATTAGAGATCAGCTGCACCTGGTTCTGATTCAGGATGCTGTTCTCCACGTCGAAGATGTTGTTGTTCGAACCCACCAGCCTAACAGTGTACTGGGCGTCTGGAATGAAAGTCACGGAGTACCCATTGATTATTTCAATGGTCCGTGCGAACGTTGTTCGCGCCACCGTTACTGTCGTGTTATGCAAGATGGGGTCCTGAAAAGGCATCCCCTCCGCCGTAGCCATTAGAGCGTTGATAGCTTGACGAAAGTCCACCTCGGTATCCATCTCATACAGCGTACCACCGATGAGGGTCAAGTCAGCTTGCGGTACTGATATTACCTTTGTTGTCCAGTTGATCGTTATTGCCATGTGCTTTCAACTCTCTGATGGTTCGGTTAAGCTCTGCTATCTTTGCATGATAGTGTTGCTTGTTCTCATTCATTTTGGTGATCTCGGTCTGTAGCATTAGGTTGTTCTGCTCCATCGCTTCAGACATCTGCTTCAACTGACCTACCTTAAGCTCCAGCAATTCTAATAGCTTGTTGCGCTCGCCCTGTATAAGAGAAGCCGCGTGATTCATTGCCTCTGCCAGCTTTGTCGTGTAACTAAGCCTGTCAGAATCTGTCCAGAAGTACGGGACACCAATTAATGACTTTTTTGGGTCTGGGCGTTCGCCCAGGAAGATTCCACCCCAGCTGATCTTTGGCGGCTCATCCACCATCAACTCTTTGTCAAGTTTCTTCCACCCTTTTGCTATAAAATCTACGTCGCCCATTCTGTCCCCCTATTCGTCTAAAACTAACCTAGCGTTAATTTGTGTAGCAGCCGTGTTGGACACTACAGTACCTTCCAGCTCGAAGGTCTTAAACTTCGTGCCGGTAGTTGATTTTCTTATCTGACCTTCACAAGGCTGCACCAGTGTCCACGTACGAGTAAATGTGATGTCACCGTTAACGTCCGTCAACCCCTCTATCAGTACGCCCCTCAACACCATTGTACCGGTGTAGCTCGTGGAACCTGAGTCAGTTGTCACGTAGGTGAATGTGGTCGCGCCCGTCACCGTGATCACATGCGTCCCCGCGTTGTCCTCGGTCTTATCCGTGATGCCGGTGATCTTCACTTTCTCGCCGGAGTCCATCGTGTGTGCGCTGCCGGTCGTCACTGTAGCTACTGTCCCTGCTCTTGCGATAGTGGTGATCGACAGGTCAAAGGGCATGTCGCCCGTGCCGTCCTCGGCTACAAGATACACCGATGCGTTCTGTAAATCTGCACCTTGGTCGTCTACAACATTAACCGTGGTGGTCACTGGACTAAGAACGATAACAACAGTTGCCCCATCCGTGCGGTATGAGTTAGTGCCGGGGAAGCCGGAGCCCCCAATAATGTTTATCGTCGTCGTGCCGCTCGTGTGCTTAACGTGGATCGCGGAAGCGTTGTTATCAACCGTGTTGACGTACCCACCGCTCCAATCTATATCCCGCAGCGTGACGGTAGTCGGAGCGTTAAGCCCCAGCTCGATACCGTGCGTTAGGGCTACGCCCATGTCGAACGAGCATCCGTCCAGCTCTCCGTCAGGGTCGGCGCTCGTATCCCAAATAAGAGACGAGGTGTTGGCCGCGCCCTCGTAACCCTCGAAAGAGGTGCCCCCAAGGTCAGCTCCGTTAGCTGTCACCTGGTCTGCGCCCACGAACCTGCAATCTCTAAGGGTAGCGTTAACGCCAAGGACCGATTCACCGAAGTCGATAAACCCGCAGCCCGTGAAGGTTAGGGTTGGATCTCCGGTCGTTACGTTGTCCGTGTCGGGCGTAAGGGTGAAGCTAGCGCCAGTTCCTGTGGTGAAAACCTGTGTCAGAACGGCCCCTGCTGCGACTGTCCCGCCTTCACCGCTATCAACGGTGAACTGGGTTACAACGTTGGCTGTCTCCGCGTCGACCGTTACCTTAGAGCCGTCACTCATATATATGATGTCGGCTACATTGTGTCCTGTACCGCCAGAGAACACTCCCTCCGATGTCGGAGTGTCATCGTAGCTGGTCTCGTCCTGGGCGTCGATGATGGGCTTGACTAACTCAAGCCGTCCCCTGTTGTTCGTGCCTAGCGCGATGAAGTTTACGTTCGTTAGCGTGATGATGCTGCTCGCGTGGGCGATCAACATCTCTGTAAAATCTGTTAATGCGTGTCCGTCCAGAGTGTCAGTTATAAACAGGTTGGTGTTCAGATCCAAAAACTCGCATGGGGTACCATCGTCCCCGAATCGAAGCTTGCCTTGCCAGTTGAAGCCACCGGCACCCACCTGGAATATACCTTCTTGCGCTACAAGGTCGTCAGTTGATATGCCGGCGAAG